ATCATCAGTAACATTTAATAAGTATAATATTATTGGAGAAGAAAGACCTGATCAAATTTCTAAGAAATTTTATGGAAGTCCTGAATATGATTGGGTAGTTTTATTATCAAACAATATAATAAATTTGAGGAATGAATGGCCGCTTTCAGATTCTGAATTTAATAATTATATACAAAGTAAATTTACTGCTAGTGAATTAACATCTCCACATCATTATGAGACTGTAGTTACATTTGACACTAGAGGAAAAATGATAGTTCCTGGAGGAAAACTAGTAGATTCTAATTTTAGTGTTACATACTTTGATGAAGAACTTCAAGATGTATTAAACAATCAAACCATACAAGGAAAATCTATTACAATAAATCCAGTTAGATCAATTAGTGTTTATGAATATGAAATTGAACAAAATGAAAAGAAAAGAAATATCTATGTTTTAAATCCAATTTATTTACAGACAATTATTGATGATCTAGAAGAAATTATGACCTATAATTTTTCATCACAATTTGTAGATAGAACCACAAAAAAAGGAGATAATTTAAGAATTATCTCCACAGTATAACTATTCAGCTAATCTTTGAAAATAACTCAATGAGTCATCTTCATCTTCATCTGATTTTGATTTTGCCAAAGAACTTAATTCAGAACTAATATCTTCTGAGAACTTAGAACTAGATCCACGATTATCATCTTCATCAGAAAATGATTCATCTTGTTTTGGTTGTGACTTTTTACCAAGAACTGAATTGAGTCTAGTTCCTAACTGCTCATAAGATTTAAAGTTTTCTGGATTTACAAACTCTTGAAGTGAGTGTGTTTTTTTCCAAATTGTTTCTAGAACTTCATCATCAAAATCTCCAAGAGTTGTAGGAGAATCAAATTCTGACTTATCATAATTCCAATATCCATCCTTCTTAGTGATTTTTACTTTGAAGTTTGCACCACCCCAGAAGTCAAATGGATCAATTGGAGTTTCATCATCAAATTCTGGTTGCATTGAAGCAGAAATTTTGTCAAAAATTTTCTTACCATATTTAAATAGAAAAACCTTACCTTCATTTTCTGGATGATTCTTATCTCCTACAACATAAATGTTTGAGTAGTATGATAACTTACGTTTTCTTTGACGTACTATTTCTTGATTTGATTTGCTACCACTATTCCAAAGTTCACGATTTGATTCGCAAACTGGACATTGTTGACCAATTGAAGTTAAGCAATTATCAATAAACCAACCACCTGTACCTTGAAATGCATGAGTATAAATTTTTGCCCAAGGAACTTCTTCACCTTCTGGTGCTGGTAAAAATCTAACAATAGCAAATCCATTACCAGATTTATCAACTTCAGGTTTCCACAATCTATCATCAGAAGAATTATTTGATGAATTCATTTTCTCAACTTCTTGTACTAATTTAGAAGTTAAAGAACCAAGTTTAGATTGTTTTTTTAGATTTGAAAAAGACATAGATTACCTAGATTGAGGATTATTTTTTTTGGTCAGCCAAGGACCAAGACTATATTATAGCAGAAATTTATTTTTTGTCAATCCTAATTTTCAATAGATCTTGCAGTTTTCTTTAAATTATCAATTGTATTTCTCATAGAAGAAAAGATCATAGAAATATTTGGTGGAGATCCAAATCCCAACAGCTTTGCAGATTCTACCATTTGATCTTTCATTTTGATTGCATCAGGATCATCAGAAAGAGTAAGTCTAGTATAAAGTATTTGTTGTTTTTCTAATAGTTGATCTAACAAATTGATATGTTCTAGTTTATTTGCAGTAGTCATTGTAAAGAATTTAGGCATTTCTTTTACAATTTTTTTATGAATCTTAGCAATATTATCTAACTCTTCCTTAACAAAATTTGAATTTGTAAATGACATGTCAATTTCCTACAAGTATTTTTTTTAAAATTTTCTTATATTCCGTCACATCAATATTTAGAAATGAATTATATTTTTTAATTTTCATTGAAACAGATTCCCATATTGGATCTATTAATTTTTTATCAAAATTATTTACTAATAAAAATATATTATTATAAATTACTAATGTTTCTGGACTTATATTTTTAATCAAAAACTTTTTTAAAATTGGGGGATGTCCTTTTGTGCATTCAAAAGCATCATCTAAATTATATTCAGAAAAGAAATTCTCAGATTCTTGAGTAAAAATATACTTTAAACTTTGTTGTCTCTTTATCCAGTCTTTATAATGTACTTCTCCTTCTCTAATTACATTCCCAATCCATAAACTATTTGGATCATCAGATTCTACAAAATTAGATATATAAAAATTTTTAATCTCATCATCACTTTTTTGCCTACTGAGTTTTTCAAACCAATACTTGTCTTTTCTTTTATTAAATGATTCTACTGATGCTCTAGATTTTCCTGCATATTTATGATAATCATAAGTAGATTTTCCAAAATGATTTTTTAATGCTAGGTATTGTTTATAAGCATCAAATGGAGTCATAATATAAGCTTAGCTTTAGAAGTTCGTTTCATAAAATTTAGATTAATAGCATCACATTTAATCTTTTCTTTGAGTGGTTTACTAATAAGTTTACCTATACTATCAACTTCAATGCTGTTTTGTTCACAATATTGAACTATGGCATCAATGTAATTTAAAGTTTTATCTCCCTTTACTAAATCCTCAATGAGTTGTGAAAATTTGACTTGGCACAAGAATTTAGATTCTAATGCAGACTTTAACTTACTTTCCATATTCATTTAATTTAAACTCTACAAATTCTTTAATATATTCTGTAAGTAATTTTATATACTTTTTTTTATTATACTCTTGGTAAATTTCACATTCACCATTTTCACAAGTCATAATAATTACAAACTTCTTTACTATTATACCAGTAAGTTCATATAACATGCAAGCATATGCTGCGCATTGTACAAAATAATGATCAATCCAAGCCCTAGGCTTAGGTTTCTTTGATGTTTTAAAATCAATGACTGCTAATTCACCATCATATTCAGCAATGCAATCTACAGTTCCAGCAATTCCAAGTTTCAAACTATACATAGACCTCTCTAAGGCATGAATATTATCAATTTTATCCAAATCTGATTTTGCAATTCTGAATAAGTGTTTTGATAATAGTTGAACTTCTGGAAGTTGAGGGACATTATCTAGATAATTTTCAACTAATGTATGTAAGTCAGTTCCTCTACTAGTTGCTGCTTTATTAATTTTATTTGCTTCCTCTTCTCCAACTTTAATTCTCCAATCAATAAAAATTTGACGATTAATATGACTAGTTACAGATGTAATGGAGACTAATTTTTGAAGTTGGTCTCCATCCAAAACTTTATAATATCTTACACCATCAATAGTTTCCCTATCAAGTTTAGGAAGATTCAATTCAACATGATTAAACATTAAAACCCAGCAGCAAGTTTATTTACAATATAAGATTTAACTAGACCTGATCTTACAATATCATCAACACCAAATTGTACAGTTTCAAATTCTGGCATTCTTTGTATAATTTTCATGAAATCTAAAATACCATTTCTTTCATTTGTTTTAGTAAGATCTGACTGTGTTGCATCCCCACAAAATATAATTTTTGAGTTTTCTCCAACTCTTGTAATTATACTATCAAGTTCATGAAAATTCAAATTCTGACATTCATCTACAATAATAATAGAATTATCTAATGTTGTTCCTCTAAGAAAAGAAGTACTCCAGAATTTAATAGATTCTTGTGCTTTCAAATTTCCATAAAGCATTTCAAAGTCTGCATCAGTTGGCATCTCAAACATATACTTTACCATATTTTTGTATGGTATTTGATATAATGATGATTTGTCTTCATGATCTCCAGGAAGAAATCCAATTTCTCTGGTAGCAACAAGAGATCTAACTATTACAATTTTATCATATGGTGTAATTTCACTCAGAACATCTTGTAATGCTAAGTAAAGTGCGCAAAATGTTTTCCCTGTTCCAGCACAACCATAAACAAACATGTGTTTGTTAAGTTTATAATACTCAAATAATATTTCTTGATTTTTAGTAACTGGAGTTATATTAATAAGAAAATCTGCATTAACTGGTTTTCTTTTTTTCATGTTTTTAACAGTCATTCCAATACCAATTGTATGATCCTGACTTCTTCTTTTTCTTGTCATTATATTTTATTTACTCTAGATCCAGGAGACTTACTTGCACTTTCTAAAACAGTATTCCAAGAGGGATGTTTGCTAATTAGTTTATTTTTCCAATCTCCAACTTCCCCAATTCCAGCACAGCCTTGACTCCAATCCTTATCCCAATCTTTATTTTCATCTTTCCAATTACAATATTCAAACATAGTCATAGAAAGTTCTTTTGTCTCGCCAGTTTTTTGATTCACTACAGGATATGTGGGCATTTTTAAAAATTATGTACAGAAATATTTAGAATAAAATTGAAGGAGGTTCATAGCATATCCAATCAAGTGCAGATGCAATTGTAGGAAATTCATTTACCATTATACACTTGCATCGTTCTGCAATTTGCATGTGCTCTGATTGGGTTCCATGAGCAGCTCTAAGGTTGATATAATGTATCCAAGACCTTATACTCCCAGTCATATACATTCTTGTCTGAGTTGACTGTGGGAGTATAAATCTTGCACTTTCTTTTGCAACACCACTATCCAACATATACTTGTAAAGAGAAAGACCTTGTTCAAAATAAGTCTTAATTTTCTTTTGCATCAAATCAACAAACACAGGATCTAAATCATCAGTTGAGTTTTGACGATTTTTAGTATCTTGTTTACGCAATTGAGGAATATCAAGTTCTAATTGAAGTTCTGTGCTATCTGCATATCTCTGTGAGAACTGCTGAAATGTAAAACTACGATGACGAAGTACTTGAGTTGCAATTGCAAGAGATGTGTTTATCTCAAGAGTCATAAATGCATGTTCAAAAATACTCCAGTGTTGATTTTTGATACAGTACTTAATCAATCCCTCAAATGAATCACTATCCTGATTTTTTGGATTACTGACACGAGCACAATAAGCAATATGTTGTTCTGCTTCTGGAGTAACTCTAACTAACTTAACTGTTGGGATTTTCATAATTACCAAAACCTTTTTCCTTTTTAATAAATTTTTTACGAGCAAGATTTATTTTAGCACTATCTAATGATTTTCTCATATAAAGAATCTCTTCTTCAGAATATAATTCTGGAACTTTGAGTGCTTCTTTAATAAGACGAATTGTTTCTTTATATCTCACTATTCCTCATCCTCAAACACTTCATCATAATCGTCCAATTCCTCAATTCTTGGTGAAAGTTCTTTGTATTCATATGCAGTTGTATCAGCATAAACTTCTTCTTTGAGAGATTGAGTTAGAAGTTCAAGATTTTTAATTATAATCTTAAGTTTGTCTCTGTTCATGAATTTGAATATCTCATTTCAAGTATACACAAAAAAAGAGAGGGTGTCAAATCCCTCTCTAAAATTATGTGGAGAATACTATGTCTGGAAATGCATCTTTGATGACTGCTTTTGTTACTTTGTATTTTTGTTGAATTGATTTGTCTTTCATAAGACAGAGTAATTCAGCTTCAGATTCATGTAATGATTCTAAAAGTTGAATAAACATAACTTCTTTTCTAACCTTAGTTGTATTAGTGACTCCCTTTACAAAATGGTTAAATTTTCTCCACTCATGTATTAATTTGGTGTGTTCAGTTCCAATTGGTGCATCATTTGGAGTGTATGGAACTTCACCTTCAGGAAGATCTGAAGTTACGTTGTCTTCAAAATTCCAGATAAGAATTGATCTTAGTGCTGGAGAATCATAGTGTTGTAAGACTTGTATTTTTTCTTCTCTAGTTTTGCAGTTAGAAACTCTTTGAATAATTTCTGATATTAATTGGTCTGGTGGTAATCTCATAAGTTAATCTCCATTTAAATAATTTTAAAGTTGTTCTTCTTCTTCCTCCTCTAAATCTCCCTCAAATCTAAAGGCAATAATTTCGTCAGGAATAATATTTCCATGTTCATCATACATTTCTGGGTGTAGTCTTTGTGTTTGTTGAGTCCAAACATATTCTCTAAAAATCCATCCAACAACACTTCCAACAACTAATGACATTACAAAAAACATTACAGAAAAAACTAAGGTAATTGCTAGCATTTTAGTACTCCTAATTTTAGGGTTTCCTTATATCAAAGGAAAAATTAAAGGAGATAGTGATTTCTCTTTTAAAAAAAGAGACTATCTTGTCAAACTCAATAAAAAATGTACTTCTTTTAGGTTTTCTCCTTCTCAAAATTAGTTCAAGCCCCCTATTATATTCAGGAGCATCTGGAGTATTTATATTTACCATTATAAAATATTATTATCCTTTAGATATTTAACAGTGTCTGAACATCCCCCAAGATGTTTCTCTGACATAATGACTTGAGGGAAAGTTGATCCCTCCCCAAATTCAGAATAAAATTCTTCCTTAGTAAAATCTGTATTTAATTCATAAATTACTACTGAACAACCTTTAGTTTCTGATAAGTGGGATAGTACTTGTTCAATTTTACTACAATAAGGACAAAGCCTTTTAGAATAAACTACGAAATTCATATTCTTAAATTCTAACTGGATGTGGTCTACGTTTGTTTGATTTTATTGCACATAACCATGCAGTTGTAACTGCAATATTATCATCCCACCAACTAGTGTCTAGTCTAAATTCTTGAAATTTAATTGTGGTATTTCTAATGTATTGTGCTTTATCTGCTCTGGTATAGTACCAAAAACTATTTTGATTCCAAAAACTTACATGAGTAGGATCTTGCCATGCCCCTCTACCATCAGTAGAAGGAACCTCAATGAATGCCCAGCCACCATCACAAAGAACTCTATAAATTTCACTCATAGATTTAATTGGATCTCTTAAATGCTCTAGTACATGACTTGCATTAATTACACCAACACTATTATCAGGAAGTGGTATGCCATCATTAAGATTACATTCAATATCACCACCCTCCTGATCTATTGTAACATATCCATCCCTAGGGAACAATCCTCCCCCAAGGTCAACTTTCATTAGTCCATTCAAATCAGCATCTCTTTCAGCAAGAGCTTGACCATATTGGTGAAATAATTCAAATGTTTTAATTTGGATATCACCAAGCCTTTCTGTTTGAGTGTTATCATGATTTGGTAACCACCTATAATAATAAAGAATTTTTTCTATAAATTTAAATTTAGTGTGCAAGTATGATCTAATTACAAGGTCATGATCATCACAAATATTTAACTCAGGATTATGCCCACCTAATTCATGATATACAGTAGTTCTCCATGCTCTAACATGATCTGGTGCATACCAAATGATACCTATACTATGACTGCTGGTAGGAAAACTATCCATTTTCATGAATTGTTCTCCTCTAAATTCTACCCACTTATGAGTCCATCCATTGTCAGAATTCCAAGGAACTTTATATTCATCCCCTCTCATGTCATAATGTAGATCTTCACTGTAAACAAAACCAACTTCAGGATCTTGAAATGCTATATTAAGTTCCTCTAGACAATCTAAAGATAGTAAATCATCATGATCAACCTCAACTAAAATATCACCTTTGCCCAAATAGAATGCTTTATTCTTAATAAATCCTACATTTGGATTTGGATTTCCCGTGTAAATTTTAACTTGAGGATGTTCTTTAATTGAGTCTGGAATATCTGGAATTTTACAATCTCCATTTAGATAGATAATCCATTCCCAATTAGAATATGTTTGATCTCTAATTGTTTCATAAAGTTCTAATAGGAATGGTACATTTTTTTTCTTATGCTCTGGTGTAATGATGCTGTACTTATAATTAATCATATCAATCAAAAAAGAAAATGTGGAACAATCTAGAATCTACTAATTCACTACCAAAGTATTCTGATGCTGCATGAATAGATTTTGAATCAAAGATGAATAATCTATTAAACACATTTCCAACAGAATCTAATAATTCAAATTTAGTCTTATCATAGAATCCACCAGAAAATGCTAATTCAGAATTTAAATCACCTTCATGTTTAACTCCTGATTTTTTGTGGGAGTAAAATGAAGTTCCACATTGGCATGGAGCATTAGGAGTTAAGTATATCATGGCTGCCCAAGTTTGACTATCCCAATGATAGACTAAAGGATCTCTTGAAGTGCAGTATTGAAAATTTCCACACATTGGATGAGATTCCCACTCTCTAATTTTTACCCCCATTATGTTTTCAAACTCTCTCTTTGTTCCAGGAACAAAGTGTTGATCTACACTTCTACTTCCTTTATATAATTCTAAGTTTGGGGAATACTTTTGATTTAGTGCATAATCTCTGACTGCATATGGATCAGAATAAAAATTATCAACAATCCATAATTTTTTATTATATTTGTTTATGATACTAGTAGTTAAAAATTTCATAATACTTATATATTTTTCAATGCAACTGATTTAAGTTCTTTTAAATAATTTGCACTATCATGATAACAAAAATTATTAATCAAAAACATAAACTCTGGGAATGGATTTTTTCTATCTTCAGTTAACAAATAATCAAGAATAGTATTCATAGTTATATAATCTTTTTGAGATTGGCAGATTTCAACTAATTTTACTAAGTGTTCATTTCTTCTTGGACAAAATGGACCAGCCTTATTAAATGACTCAATAGCATTTTCAATATCATTAAGATATTGATATGTAATTCCAATACAATACATTGCAAAGTATGCAAGTTCATCTATCCTATTTGGAGTTTGAGTTTGATTATAATTGTGAGTATGATTCAAAAATTCTAAGAAGTAATAAATGGACCTTCTTGCAAATTCTTTTTGTTGAGATTCTTTAAGTGGAAAATGATCACACTCATAAGAATCAAAATAACTTTTACCAATGTACCAAAAATGATATGCATCAGTTAACATTGTATTTGTTCTTATCATTTCCTCTTCAAGTTTTAATGCATCACTAACATATTTTGTTGGGGTTAGATAACTCTCACCAGAATTAGTATTAATATGTCTAAATGACAATGGTATATTAACTCTTTGAAAATTTTCCCCAATACCATCTATTTCTAAAGAAATAGTTTCATGGGCAAGGTTGTGATTAAATTTCCAAGGAAGTTGTGCATTCCAAATCCATGCACGGTAATAAGTAATCCCAGGTGCAATTGCAGGAACATGAAAACTTTGAATTGTAGTGTCATTAAATATAGACCAATCAAAATCAGAATCAACTTCCATGTATTCATCACAGTCCATTTTCATGATCCAATCACACCCATGGTCTGTAGATAAACAGGTTTGTAATAAGTGATCTCTATTCCAACCAAAACTTACCCAACCTTCCTTCACTTCATAAGTAAATCCAGGAACACTATGTTCTTGAAAAAATTCTTCAACAACCTCAGGTGTACCGTCAGTAGATCCATTATTTTGAAAAATCCAATAGTCAATATACTTATAAGAAGATTCTAACATTCTACGAATGTTTTTTGCTTCATTCTTAAACATAGTAATCATTACTATTTTAGTATTCTTATTCATAAAGATCTCCTCCTAATTAATTCCAATATTTCTAAATTATTTTCTTGACCTTTATATGGAGCATATAGTGCTCTTTTTCTAATCTCAATATTGTCTGGAGGATCAGTAAGATAATAAAATGCTATACTTCTTCTATAAATTCCATCAGGGCAGGTTAGTGATTCTGGAAATCCATGCCAAGAATTTTGAGTAGTATCAAATACTATTGCCCTATTAAACACATTTTCAATTACAACTTTTTTTTCTTTTGGTCTTTTTATTGATTCATTATTTGACCAAAATTCTAAACATCCTCCCCAATCAGGATTCCAATCTTCAGTTAGATATAAAATTAAGTTTAACTTTCTTTGCAAATTAAGTTTAGGATGTAGTGAATAGTCAAGATGTACATTTAATTTACCTCCAGTACCATGAATATGCCATCCTGCACCATGAAGTCCTATGTCTGGATATAAATTTTTAATCCCTGTTAGTTCTTTTAATTTATTAACAAAATCAGAAGAAGCTAGATGCATAAAAAACTCATAAGTTTTTGGTGGAAATTCCCACCAATCATTACATGATTTTTTATTTTCTAATGGATTGTCATATGAATACCATTTTGGATAATTATAATCCATAAATTCAGTGGAAAGTTGTCTAGCAGAATCTATAGGTAAGAAGTTATCAATCACCCAATAGTCAAATGGATTTTTCATCAGTATCTAGTATTAAAGAAAAAAGTTTGAAATAATCTACCATCATTAATATTACAACCAAAGTAATCTAAAGATGCATGATAAAGATTTCCAGGGTATAAAATTAACCTATTATAAACATTTCCAACTCTATCTATTAATTCCCACTTTGTAGAATCTCCACAATCTTCACCATGATCAAAACTTCCAATAGAAGAACTGTCTCCAGATTCCTTATGTCTGAATAATCCAGTTCCACCACTCAATGGAGCATCTGGAGTCAGGTAACATACTCCTGCCCAAGTATTATTGTAGTCAGCATGAATCCAAGTTTGATCTTCTGCTGTACAAATTTGAAATGCTCCAGTATAACTATTACCTTCAGGATCAACTAACCAATCAGTTACTCCACCTGCAGCATGAGAAACTAATCCATTAATAACAGCTTTATGATTATCATTTAAAAATGATTTAGATCTAAGTCCAGGATAATTTCCACGTACACAAAATTCTTGTTGCAATGCAAAATCTCTAACTGAGTCTGGATTATCATAAAAATCATCTGCTATAATTAAATTAACTTTCATTCCAATATTCTCCAGTTCTAGAACAATATTTTATATTTGGATCTATAGATTTAAATCCATCCCAACCAGGTTCATTTTCAGAAACTCTTTTCCCATGAAAATAATCTCCAATATGATTCACCATCATACCACCATCTTCAGTTTTTAACAACCCTGCTCCAATATTATACTTTTGTTGTAAATATTGTGCAATCACAGATTCTGATGGGTTATGTCCAGTTTCAGTCAAAATAGGTTCTTTAGCTATCCATGCAGGATATAATGACATAAGCATCCAAAAGTATGGAGTTGCTTTTTCATATCTATAATTTTTAAAAATAACATCATCATCTTTAGGTCCAATCTCATTTACCTCATGATTATACCAATTATTTCTTTTTAATTGTATTTGAGATAATGTATTATCCTGTTCTAAAATTTCAATTAAGTCCAAAACTTTAAGTGGATACATTAGTTCTACATCATCCTCATGATGTAGAACATAATCATAATCCCTATCTTTAATAAGATCAAAAAGTTCTTGCCAAGTTTTAGTAATTCCTAAATTAATTTCATGTAAAATGACTTCATTATATCCATTTATTATAGCAAATTCAGCTATAATATCATTGTCTCTTCCCAGTGGATAATCATCAATGAATAAATGGTGAACATCTACTCCATTAAAATCAAATTTTTTATTTGCTTCAAATGTTTTTTTTAAAAATTCTACTCTATTAGTAGAAAAAACTACATGACAAACTTTCATAAAATTATTAAAATAGGTAAAACTAAAATCAAAATTCCAATTAAATTTCCAAATAATTCCATAATAATAATATTTAAACTAGTATTCAGCATATAATTTATGTAGCATTATTTCTTCTAGGATTATATCTATACAAATTTTCATTTTTTTGTGGAGTTATCCAACTAAGTATAACATCATATCTTTCTTCTGTAAAGAAATCTTGTGATGAATACCATTCTTCCCAATCAGTATGAGACTTAGAGTTATTACACCTTCTACAACAACATAATACATTTGTAATAAAGTC